ACGCCGTGAAGAACATGGGCATGGTGCCGCAGGGCTACACCGTGAATCACTTCTTGACCGACCCGGACGCTTGGTTCATCAAGACCGACGCTCCGAACGGCATGAAGATGTTCCAGCGTGTTTCTATCAAGACTGGTTTCGAGGGAGATTTCGATACCGGGAATGTTAGGTATAAGGCGCGAGAGCGGTACAGCTTCGGATTTTCTGATCCGAGAGGCATCTTCGGTTCGCCCGGCGCTGCTTAATAGTGGCAAACAGAAGGGGGTCGAAAGACCCCCTTCTTTTATTGGATTTGCTGACGTATAGTTGAATTGTTCCGGGGTAATCCAGGTACGTCTGACAGACCCGGCTGACGACATGCAGACAGCCGTACCTAACTCGCATGTGAGGACAACATGGCTGTTACGCATTTTTCTGGCCCGCTCCAGTATTCGGGCAAGGGCGCCGTCACGGGCGCTTGGGGAACCGATCTCACCATTTCCGCAAACCCGGCTGTCGTTTCGTACATGGACGACTTTCTCGGCGTTGCACTCGATAGCACCAACGATTGGACCGTGGTCAAGGATTCGGGAGCCTCTGCCGGCATTGTTGCCGACACGGTCAATGGGCTCCTTGCGCTGACCTCGGCTGCTACGACGGACGACGACGGCGCGTCAATTCAAGGCAACGAGGTCTACAAGGCCGCTGCCGATAAGGTGGTGTGGTTTGAGACCCGCCTCCAGTGCAACGACGCCGATCAGACCGACATTTGCGCCGGGCTCACCGTTAACTTTGCGACCAACCCGGAAGCCATGTTGACGGCTGCCGATCGCATCGTGTTCCAGGTGGACGATGGCAATGCCTCGATCCTCTGCAAGACGGAGTCGGGCGGCACCGAGACCTCGACGGACTCGGGCGTTGATCTTGTTGACGACGCCGACGTCACCCTTGGTTTCCGCGTGAGCGGCACGGGGTTGGTGGAGTTCTTCGTGAACCGCAAGCTCGTTGCGACGCACACGACCAACATTCCGACCACGGAGTTGGCGTTGGCGGCGATGTCTTTGTCGGGCAGTGCCACGGGCACCCGTTCGACGAAGCTTGACTACATCTTCGCTTCGGCGACGCGCTAAAAACGGAAGCGCCCCGGGTCAGCAATGATCCGGGGCGATCCGGCTTCACCTAGACAAAGGAAGCAGAACAATGAGTTTTGCAAGTGACGTCAAAGCCAAAACCGTGATTGCTTCGGGCGACGCGGTGAATGGTCGCACGCGCGTTCAGGGCGTGTATTTCACCAATTCAACGACTGCCTCGAGCTTTACCCTTAAAACGGGGGGATCTGGCGGCACCACGATTCTTGACATTAAGACTCCGGCTGCTGCTGGAGCTTACGATCTCATCATTCCCGATGACGGAATTCTGGCGACGGATGGCGTGTATGTCACCCTCGCCGATGCCGAGGTCAAGAGCGTTACCGTGCTGTACGTGGGTGGGGCACCGGCGTAATGCCTGGCTCCATGGGCATTGCGCTGCGTGGAGGCGGTGCCGTGCGTAAGGGCATGGGCATCAAAACCTCCGTTAAAAGCGGCAATTTTCGCCCTACGAAGCAGGGCGCAGGCATGACCCGCAAGGGCGTGGCTGCGTACCGTCGTGCCAATCCCGGAAGCAAGCTTCAGACGGCCGTAACGGAGAGCAATCCGGGCCCTGCTCGGGCCAAGCGACGTAAGTCGTTCTGTGCGCGCTCTGCCGGTCAAATGAAAATGTACCCAGAAGCGGCCAAAGACCCTAATAGCAGGATTAGGCAGGCTCGCCGGCGATGGAAGTGTTAACCGATGGAAATCATGATCTGGAACATCATCCTGTCCGCGATAGTGACCGGGATGGGGTTCATGCTAAAGGGTAAATTTGACGAACTGGCTCGGTTGAACATCCTGCTCAATCGGACCCGTGAAGAGATTGCGAGAGATCACATCACTCGCAGAGAGGTGGACGATCGGATCGAAAAGTTTGTCGCACACGTCGACCAACGGTTCAATCGTCTTGAGGCTAAGTTAGACGAAATTCGCAGCGCGAGGGAGTAAGTTATGCCTGGCAAGTTAAAGATGGTGATGAAAGGCGGGAAGAAGGTTCCGGCCTTTGCTGCCGACGGCGTCGGCAAGATGAAAAAGGGTGGCATGGCCGATAAGAAAGGCCGTGCTATGAAGAGCAAGAGCAAAGACGCGCGCGGTCGCGCGATGCGAGGGTACTAATATGGCAGGTCGTGGAATGGGTTGTGCCGTCCGTGGCGGCGGCGCAGTGGGCAGTGGCCCGAAAAACAAGATGCTCTCTGAGCCCAGCAAGAAGACCGGCAAGGTCTTGATGATGGCCATGGGCGGTGACGTCAATCAGCACAAGGCGATGGCCATGGGCATGATGGGTGGCGGGATGCCTGGCGGCTATAAGAAGGGCGGCATGGCCAAGAAAAAGGTCAAGAAGATGCGCTACGGCGGATCCTGCGGCTAATCGATGGCTACATCGGGCACCACAGACTTCAACCTGTCGATTGATGACCTGGTTGAAGAGGCATTTGAGCGTTGCGGCATGCGGCCGACGAGCGGTTATCAGCTCAACTCCGCACGTCGCTCGCTCAACTTGCTATTTCTGGACTGGGCCAACCGTGGTTTGAACCTTTGGACCATTGAACAAGCGACTTATACGCTAACGCAAGGTGTCAAAGAAATCACGCTGCCCACCGATACGGTCAATGTGCTCGAGGCGATCATTCGCCAAAATAGCCAAGGCATCAATAGTGACGTTTACATTGAGCGGATCAGTCGCGAAGACTATTTGAACGTCCCGGACAAGACTTCCGAGGCTCGGCCGGCGCAGTTTTACGTACAACGCGCCAATCCGACCAAGGTTTTCTTTTATCCGGCGGCGGATCAGACGTATACGTTCGTGTATTACCGCATTCGGCGCATCCAAGACGCAGGAACGTACACTAATACGGCGGATATCAACTTCCGCTTCCTGCCGTGCTTGGCTTCGGGACTTGCGTATCAACTTTCGCTCAAATTTGCCCCGGATCGGACGGCGGCATTGAAGGCGATCTACGAAGAAGACTTCAATCGGGCTGCGATGGAGGATCGGGACACTGCCAGCGTGCAGTTTGTGCCCGATATGGGCGTCTAATGGCCTACGCAACTGGCAAATACTCCTACGGACTGTGTGATTACTGCGGACAGCGGTATGCCTACAACACTCTGCGCAAGAATTGGCAGGGATACATGGTCTGCCCGGACGATTACGAGCCAAAAGAGCCTCAATTAGAGCCTCTTCGGTACCGCGGAGACGCTATTGCACTGCGAGATCCGCGTCCAGATCGCATTGAACCCGTCTCCGTGTTCGTTGGAGCACCCGGTTTTACGGCTTTTCAGAGCTATGGATCGGTCCAAAACACGGCTGACATGCGGCCGTACGTACTCGGGCAGGCATTAATTGCCCAAACACTCGTGGGCTCTGTGACGGTGACGACCACATGAACTACAGCGAGCTCGTTACGAACATTCGGAACTACTCTGAAGTGGGTAGTAACGTCTTTACCGAACCCGTAATCAACAATTTCATCACTTTTGCGGAGAATCAGATCCTCCGCGAGATTGATTTGGACGTTTTTAAGCTTGAAGTCAGTGGAACCATGACTTCGGGTAACAAATTTCTGACCGCCCCGAGTGACATCCTCACTCATCGCTACATGATGATCACCTCGGGCAGCGATCAGATCTTTTTGGACTTTCGTGATACGTCCTTTATGAAGGAATACTGGCCCAACGGGGCCACCACGGGCGTCCCCAAGTACTATTCGGTGTGGGATCAAAACACGTTCTACATTGCGCCTACGCCGAATGCGAACTTTACGGTGGAACTAGGCTATATCTACCGTCCGACGCAGCTCTCGTCGACCAATACGACGACCTGGATCAGCGATAACGCCCCGGAAGCCTTGTTCTATGCCTGCATGATTCAGGCATACAGCTACACCAAGGGTCCGCCGGAGATGATGCAGTACTTCCAGAACTCGTATCGTCAGGCAATCCAAGGCCTCGGCATCGAGCAGCAGGGACGTCGCCGCCGCGACGAGTACCGCGATGGTATGATTCGTATCCCGGTTAAATCGGAGTCGCCCGGCCCATGATTACTGTAGAAATGCCCGGATTAACGAATGGCGTGCAGGTCGCGACCACGGAGCATCGTGGCTGGTCGGCCGAGGAGCTCGCTCAACGGGCCGCGGACAAGATTATTTTCGTCGGTGACCAGTCACACCCGGTCATTCAGGCGCAGGCGCGGGCCTTCAAGGACCGCGTCAAGTATGTGGTCGCCTTCTATTTGAAGGAGGCCGTCGAGCAGGACCGTGCCACGATCGCCCAGCGCCTTCGTGAAGCGGGGCATCCAGAGCTGGTTCATCTGTTAGGAGAATAGAAATGGCATTTTCAGGCAACTTCATGTGCACCAGCTTCAAAGTCGAGCTGATGCGGGCGGTGCACAACTTCACGGCCAGCACGGGCAACACTTTTAAGCTCGCGCTGTACGACAATAGCGCCTCGTTCACGGCGGCGACCACGGCATATACGGCCACCAACGAAGTAGCGAACTCCGGTACCTACTCGGCGGGCGGCGGTACGTTGACCAACGTCACCCCGACCTCGAGCGGCACCACGGCCTTTACGGACTTCGCAGATCTCTCGTTCACGAGCGCGACGATCACCGCCTATGGCGCGATGATCTATAACGACTCGGCGACGGGCGATCCCTCGGTCTGTATTCTGGACTTTGGCGGGGCCAAGACCTCGACGAACGGCACGTTCACGATCATCTTCCCGACGGCAGACGCGACGAACGCGATCATCCGCATCGCCTAAGCTAAGAGGCGGAAGTGACCGATGCCGTCGTTGCCTTCCAAGGGTGGAATGCTTCTGGCGTAGGCTGGGGCGACGATCCTTGGGGTGAGAGCCTCGCGGCA